AAAAATGATAGGACTTATTGGTGGAAAGTTCCAATGAGTAAATTTGACGAGATGTCAGCTCCTGTCATTGATGTTTCATCAGTTGATGTTCCATCAGACCACGCTGAAATGTTGAATTTCATTCATAGTTCTTATCAACTTAAACCTAAAGGTTTGGTTATGAAAGAACTGAATTGGAAATATTTGGTTAGAGGAGCGGTTCGTGGAAAGAATCTTCTGATGACAGGACCCGCTGGTTGTGGTAAAACAATGGCAGCTAAGTCATTGGTAAACGCTTTGGATAGACCTGACTTCTACTTTAACTTAGGAGCGACTCAAGATCCTCGTTCAACTTTAATTGGTAATACTCACTTTGATAAGAAGAAAGGAACTTACTTTTCTGAATCATTGTTTGTTACCGCAATCAAGACACCAAACGCTGTGATTCTACTTGATGAGTTATCAAGAGCTCATCCAGACGCTTGGAATATTCTGATGACCGTTTTAGATAGTGGTCAAAGATATTTGAGAATTGATGAATCAGATGGTTCTGAAACCGTACCTGTCGCTGAAGGTGTTACATTCGTCGCGACCGCTAATATCGGTAACGAATACACTTCTACTCGTGTTATGGATAAAGCACTTATGGATAGATTCACTATCGTAGAAATGGATGTTCTTTCTGATGAACAAGAATATGGTCTTTTGACTTATATGTTTCCTCATGTCGATCCTGACTTACTAAAGTCTGTTTCAGAAATCGCCCATCAAACTCGTTCCGAGTCTAAGAACGATAGTGGTAGAATCTCCAATGGAATCTCCACGAGAACTTCTGTGGAAATCGCAGGATTACTCTATGATGGTTTTGGTTTAGATGAAGCCGCTGAAGTTACGGTTTACCCTCAGTTTTCTGAGGATGGTGGAATGGAGTCCGAGAGAACTTATGTGAAACAGCTCGTTCAGAAGTATGTTTCCGATGGAAGTTCTGATGACTTATTCAATGAAGAAGAAATCGAAAACGCTAATCTCTAAGATTAGTATCAAAGAAGAAACCGCTTTAAATAGTGGTTTCTTCTATATCATTTAACTACTTATTATAAGGATAATAAATAATGGATAAAACCCTAAAAAAGAAATTGGACAAACTTACAGATCAAGATTTGTTTATGAACGAAGATGTAAGATTGACTTATATTGAAAATGTTGTAAGGAAACTAAAACAAGGTGTGTATCCTACATCCAATTTAAAGCGTCTTGACTATTTGATTAAACGACATAATCGAATTAAAGAGATGAAAAAAGATTTGAAAAAAAGAGGTTAGTTCCTCTCTCTCAGAGGTGGTATCATTCCCCTTTATTGGTATCACCTCGCATTTTTAGGAAAGGGAACTAACACAAACTATGGGAGTGCATATGAAAAGGATAATAGAAGGTGTGTTAGAAGATTTAGTTGGTAGTGAATTAAATTTTGAATCAAAAACTGCAAGAGATACAATTACAAAATTAGTAACATCAGCATTAAGAAGTGAAGGTACTTATATTAAAAATAATGAAATAAAATCAACACCAAATGATTTAAAACTTGGTGGTAAAGTACGAGAACTTAGTAATCAAATTTACAGAGAAATGACAGCAGATGGATTACCAATTGGTGGAGATGTAGAGGCAGTATTGGAATCACAGAGGTTAGCAGAAGAAATAGTAAATGGGAAAAATGACGATTGGATATATGAATCACCAGATGGTGGAGAAACTGTATTCAGAAGAAAATTCGAGGATTATAATCCTGAAAATAAGGAACATATAGATTGGGAAACCAAAGAACCAACGGGCAAAACTTTTTTAGAGTATCCGTGGCACAAGAAAGATGAAAGATAAATGTGTAACTTGTGGAGTTGATAGTATCTTTGATTTGAAAGAACACATAAAATTTAGAATAGGTTATATTCGAGGAGTAGGTCAATTGTGTTTGGGGTGTTATGATGAAATTTATTTTAAATCAAAAACCGAAAAGGAAATGAAAAATGAAAATGGAACAATGGTCAGGCTTTGATAAGTACTGCGTAATGTTAAACGGAGAAGGTTCTACTGCAAAGGGAGCAAGAATGGGATATCAGGCATACTTAGACTTTAAAAGAGTAAAAGAAGCTTTACATCAGATATCAAAGTCAGATAGTGGTTATTCTTATGATGGTAATATTTATAGTAAGAGTATTACATCCTCAAGGGCCACACAAATTTTAATGAAATTAGAAGAAGCCAAATGGGATGATGATATAATTATAGTAGCTAAACAAATAGGTGCTGACAGCATGTTATCACCGAGACGATAGGGGAAACTTATTTCTCTTATCGGTATAGGAGAAATAAAATGGCAAAGAAACCAGCGTCGTTTGAGTATAACGGCACACTTGTTAAAGTTTTAGATGGAGATACAATCGATTGTTATATTGATTTGGGTTTCGATTTAAAAATTAAAAAAAGAATTAGATATATGGGTATTGATACTTGGGAAAGTAGAACTCGTGATTTAGATGAAAAGAAAAAAGGACTAGCAGCCAAAGCTCGTAACAAAGAGTTATTAGAGGCTGGTACTTTCAAGATAGTTTCACATGGAACTGGTAAGTTCGGTAGAGTATTGGGTGAGATATTTGTTTCACCAGATGCAGTAGGACACGAAGTATCAGAAAATGTTGATAAATCATCTGATGGATTGGTTAGTATTAATGATATACTGATCAATGAAGGACACGCTTACGAGTACGATGGTGGTAAGAAAAAGAAATTTGTCGCTGAAATACAAACAGAAAAGGCAGCTAAGAAAGAAGATTTAGTTGATAAACCAGCAGAGGAATAAAATGACATACGAAATAGTAGTAAGTTACTCTACTGAAAACACTACCCAGCTATACAAGTATTATTACTGGGAAGAATAAAAATGAATAAGTGGGATAGAGTAGAGAAGAAACCAAAAAGAATTAAGTATACCAAACAAGATGAACTTTTTGATTATCTAAAAATGGGATTAATTATTTTGGTGGGATATCTATTCTTCCACTTTATAATAATGGGATGGACATTATGAAATATAAGGTTATAAAAGACTATCCAACAGCAAATGGTATTCTTTATAAAGATGAGTTAGTTAATGAAGCAGGTAACTCTACTTTAAAGGGGCATATCAGAGTTAAGGATAATATGGGCCGAATTTGGTTCGTACCGAAACAAACAATAAAAAAAATAAAATAGCATAAAAAACCTATCGTTTGGGATTTTTTGTGTATATATATATTATGTCTTTCGGGACAAAAGTTTTTTGACAAATTGAAAATGGAAAGTAGAGAGACTAATTATCTCTCTATGGGATTGACCGAACAATGAGTGACTTCGAAGCTCATAAGGTAATCCGCTCTTAGACTCGTGGTGAGTTGGTATTCGGGTAAATGTTCAAAATACCTTGCGACAGCATTAAGAGAATGTACTTTCAGATAAAATTAAGAACGCGATTCTTAGACCTTGTTATGGGTAAGGGTAAAACCGAAATCCCATCTTGTGACCGAATAAACTAAACTCAGAGAGTTAAGGTAATGGCACAGAGGTTGTACTCACTTTGACGATGACTAACCATCATTGAGGAGAACCAAAGTAACTTTTGGGTGTTAGGTACAAGGTAAAAAAAATCTGAGTCTGAAAGTTGTAGGTATTCGCAAATCCTACATCCCCAAATTTTCATTTTTGGAAGGTATCTTTACAGATTGAAAAGATGAGAAGGGTGTTATTGTATTCCCTAACTTTCCATTTATTTAGGTGGTGAGGCTTTCTTACATATACCCGATAATTTTAATTATCTAAAACTCACCACCTTTTTTTTTAGCAAAAAATTTGTGTTGTTTTTAAAACAAACCAATACTTATAGTTGTACAGAAAAATATGTACAATTACAAAATAACAAATAAACATAAACAAATAAGGAGATAACAAATGGATATTGAAGCCGTAAGAAAGCGACTAAACCAGTTACAAACCTCAACTACAAGAACAACAAACTTGTGGAAACCTCAACCAGGAAAAACTCAAATCCGAGATCTACCATACAAACTAAATACAGATACTCCGTTTATCGAGCTATTCTTTCATTATGATTTAGGTGGAAAGTCTTATCTTTCACCAATCTCATTTGGTAGACCAGATCCGATTGAAGAATTTGCTGAAAAACTAAAGTCAAGTGGAAATCGTGAAGATTGGAGACTTGGTAAGAAGTTAGAAGCAAAACTCAGAACTTTTGCACCAGTTTGTGTTCGTGGTGAAGAAAACCAAGGCTCTAAGTTTTGGGGATTTGGTAAAACCGTATATCAAGAACTACTATCAATTATAGCAGATCCTGATTATGGTGATATTAGTGATCCTGTAAATGGACGCGATGTAGTGGTTGAATTCCTAACAGCTGAAGAAACAGGAGCGTCGTTTCCTAAGACTAACATCCGTGTTAAACCAAACCAAACACCAGTTACAGAAGATAAAGCAGTTTTATCTACATTACTTGATGACCAAAAAGAT